GAAAATGCCAGAATTGCCTTCATTACCAGATATATCTTTAAGTGCTGAAATAACTGGCTTACTTGGAATTGCTACAGATTCTCTTGCTGGTCTTGCTCAGTTTGCCGCAAAGAAACTAGAACTTGGTAATACATTTGGAGATGCTCTTTCTGGAATAGGGGCAGACTTTGAAAGTTTGTTAGGTGATATTAGTGGAGGACTTGATATTTGCGATGTTCCAAATATGATCGTACCCGCTGCTGGGGGTTCTCCACAAGAGAAACCAGCAAGTACAGTAATAGCAGATGAAGCACCATCAGGAGAAGCAGCAGCAAACCCTATAGACAATATTATTGCTGTTGCTTCTGCTAATACAAAGTTTACAGCAGCTGCATCTTCTTTCAAGAGTGCGGCATCTGAATTTATTGGGAAGTTGTCAAATGGGGAGACAGTTACAGATGGATTAAAGATAACAGCAAAACAAAGATTAAATTGTGACAAAGCAGATGCAAGAAATCGGATGCAAGCTATTAATTCAGGAGTGCCATCTAAACCTGGATCCCATCTAAGGTCAACGAATGCTGTTGCTTTAACTAATTTAGATGCAGCCGCAGAGACAGGTGGAGATGGAGTAATTTTAACGGCAGAGCAATTCTTTGTAAAAGAAAAGGCAAGGGAAATAATACAACGCCACGGCGATGCAACAACAGAACTTGAGTTATTGCGTTCACTGTTAAAAGCATCTGTTTCTCCATTCCCTCAAAATGTGGCAGTAGATCCTGAGACTAACAAAGCGGATGGGAGATTTATATACACCAATGTAGATGAGGGTTTTGATGCGGAAGAAGATTCTGCTGTGAGAACTTCGACAAGTCTATCTGGAATTTCATCTGAAATAACTTGGGATGGCATTTATAATAAAAGAGAAGAACTGCAAAGATTTATAGATTTTAAACTGTTAGACCAGGTTCAGCCAATTTTAGATCCATCGCCGGGCATACCTGTTACGAGATACAGTGTAACCCCATTTGCCCAAGCTTGTGCTGATGCACAAAACCAAGCAACCGATTTAATTGATATATTTAAAGATAAATTTATAGTATTTAATACTGAAGGAAAGATGACAGGAGAAGATTAACATGTCTAGTGTGAATAAGAAACTATTAAACTCTATTAAAAGAGAAAGAACACTCATTCAAAAGGATTTATTAAAAATGGACGCATGGGCCAAGGGGAAGAAGGTTTTTCTTACTATTAAAAATCCTAATGTAAGAGAAACGAAAAAACCTTTTATTCGAGTTCCAGCAGAACATGTATGGAAAAAGTATGAACCTTATAGAATGAAACAGACCGCAGATTGATGTTATACTTATAAATAAAGTAACAGGAGTCTAACATGGTAGGAACACCAAGTTCTTTAGAAGCATTTACAGATGCACAAGGTCAAAATAATATTGATCGTAATGTTCGTCAATGGAGAGACTTGGATCTATTCTTTCAAAAGAAAGCATCTACCAGAGATGTTAATAAGGTCACGGATGTTCAAGCAGTGAAGCGTTCAGTCCGTAATCTTGTTCTAATGAATCATTTTGAAAAACCTTTTCATCCAGAAATAGGATCTGGTGTACGAGGTATGTTGTTTGAACCTATGACACCTCTTATTGCTGTTATTCTTACACAGCATATAGAAGATGTTATAGAAAATTTTGAACCAAGGGCAAGACTTGTGGGAGTTCAAGCACGCCCAGATTTAGATCGGAATGCTTATGATGCAACTATAGAATTTTATGTAGTTAATGTTCCAACAGAATTAGTAACACTAGATGTTATGTTAGAGAGATTACGATAATGGCAACAGAAGAACGAAGACTAGATATTACAGAATTTGATTTTGATGACGTTAAAAATAACCTAAAAACTTTTCTTAGGGCGCAGAATGAATTTACTGATTATGATTTTGAAGGTGCTGGTATAAACATCTTGTTGGACATACTTGCTTATAACACTCACTATCTTGGTTTCAATTCTAATATGCTCGCCAATGAAATGTTTATAGATACTTCATCTTTAAGATCAAGTATAGTTTCTCATGCAAAGACTTTAGGATATGAAGTTGGTTCTGTTACAGCACCAAAATCAACAGTGAATGTGACAATGAATAACGTAGCTACTTCTACAAGAACAATTGTTGCAGGGACTACTTTTTCTACTACAGTAGATGGAGTTAATTTTCAGTTTGTTACTGTCTCGGATATAACAGCAAATAAATCTGCTTTAGATATTATTTTTAATAATGTAATATTATATGAGGGTTCATTTATTACACAGAGATATACAGCAGATAGTTCTGATGCCGATCAAAGATTTTTGATTAATGATAATCGTATTGATATTACTACTTTATCTGTAGTTGTTCAAGCTTCTTTATCTGATACATCAACTAGCACATATACAAAGGCAACAGATATTACACAATTAACAGGAGTTAGTGCTGTTTTCTTTTTACAAGAAGTAGAGGCAGGAAAGTTTGAAGTTTATTTTGGTGATGGTGTTGTAAGTAAAGCAATATCAGATGGTAATATTATACTTTTAAAATATGTTGCTACAAATAAAGCCCTTGCGAATGGTGCATCGTCATTTACAAATACAGGTGCTATTGATGGTGAAACAGATATTACTGTTACAACTGTGACCGCAGCTGATGGTGGCGGAGAAAGAGAATCTCTTTCTTCTATTAAACTTAATGCTCCATTGGATTTTGCAGCACAAGGAAGATGTGTTACTGTAAATGATTACAAGGTTTTCGCAAGGAAGTTATTTCCACAAACAAAATCTGTACAGGTGTTTGGTGGAGAAGATGGTTCTTTTGATTCTAGTCTTGGGGTTGTGTCTACCCAAGAGTTTGGAAAGGTTTTTATATCGATCAAATCTACTACTGGTAATAATCTTACACAAACTCAAAAGGATTTATTTGTCACAGACCTTAAAAAGTTTAATGTGGCATCTATTACTCCTGTTGTTATTGATTCTGAAACAACTTTTCTAATTTTAACAGTAGTATTTAAGTTTAATTCTAGTCTAACAACAAAAACTAAAGAAACATTAGTTACAGATGTGACAGGTGTTCTTGAAGACTATAATACTAATACTTTGACAGAGTTTAATAATACTTTTAGACATTCTGAACTTGCAAGACTTATTGATACAGCCGATAATTCTATACTAAGCAATGTCACTAATATTACTATGGCACAATTATTTGAACCTACTTTAAATACAGCACAAGGATATAATTTATTTTTTAATAATGCTCATCATCATCCAGTAGCAGGACACAATGCATTGAATGGTGGTATCCTTGCTTCAACAGGATTTAAGGTTAGTGGGGATACTGAAAATATACAATTCTTTGATGATGATGGTGAAGGAAATATAAGAAGATTCTATTTGGTAGGGTCTACTAGAACATATACAGACCTGACAGCAGGGGTTATAGATTATACTGAAGGTAGTGTTAAAATTGATTCTATTAATTTGATATCAGTAGAAGATGTTGATGGAGTAACTTCTACAAAGATTAGAATAACATGTGTTCCTGATTCTAAAGATATTAGAGCTGTTAGAAATCAGATACTGGAAATAGATTTTACAAACACAACAGTTACAGGTCAGGTAGATACAATTGCTACTGGAGTTCCAGGTGCAGCATCTACTTATGTAACAACTGGGGCAGTACCAGAAACATCGAGTTTTTAAAAAATGGCACCCTTTGATGGAAAGTTAACTACAAAGATTTCTCCTTTGATAGAAGGGCAAGTCCCTGATTTTGTCCAAGCAGATCATCCAAAGTTTGTTTCTTTTGTAAAGAGTTTTTATCAATTCTTAGAAGCAGCGGAATTGATTGTGACTGTTACTATTGACAGTATACGACAAGAAACAGTTTCCACAAGTTTTATTTTATCAGAAGGTGATGTTCCTGTAAAGATTAATACAGAAACAGGGACAGGAACCACTGGTAAGTTTGTTGCAAATGAAACTATAACTGGTTCTACATCTAAAGCAACTGCAACGGTGCTCGTTGATGATCTGGGTAATAAAAGACTTTTCATTTCTTCCCAACAAAAATTTGAAGTTGGTGAAACCATAACAGGTTCAACTTCCGATGCTACAGCAACGATAGATTCCTATCGTGCAAATCCCGTACAAAATATGCAACAACTTTTGGAGTATGCAAATACAGACAATACTACTACTGTATTTTTGGATGAGATGTTTAATATGTTTTTGGAATCAATTCCAAAGACCCTTGCATCAGGAGTTGCGAAACGTGATCTTATTAAAAATATTAAGGATTTATATACGGCAAAAGGAACATCCGAAGGGCATAAACTTTTTCTAAGACTTCTCTTTGATGAAGAATCAGAAATTGTATATCCAAACAAATTTATGTTACGTGCATCCAAGGGTAATTGGAGTCAACCTACTATTATGAGAGTTGCCGCTGTTAGTGGGTCTGATGCACTTGATATTACAGGGCAAACTATAACAGGTAGTACTTCTGGGGCAACGAGTGTAATTCTTAATACTTTAGTTATATTTCAAGGGAATACTTCTGTTTCTGAATTAGAGATTGATCCTAGAGTATCTGTTGGTACATTTCAAACAGGGGAAACCATAACAGCATCATCTAATACACAAGATGTTTTAATGTCTTTTGTTATAAAGTCATTTGTAGCAGGGTCTACTATTACGGAGGCGGGAGCGCATTATTCTGTTAATGATCCTATCACTATTGATCCTGCTGTGGGAAATAATTTTGCAGATGCAGAGGTTAGTGAGATATCTACTGGAAGTGTAACTGGAACAATTATTGATGATATAGGTTCTTTATATAGAGTTGGTGATCCATTAGTCTTTACTCCTAATGCAGCAGATACTACTGTTGAATCTGCCCAAGGATTTGTTAGTGTTATTGATGGCAGTATTTTATTGGAAGATACTGATAATAATGATGATTTTCTTATACAGGAACCAAATACAAATCAGAGTATTGTTAATTTTACTTTGGTTATGGAAGGGACTGATGACTCAAGAAGTAATGCTGGAGATCAGATATTAATAGATGCTACAAATGGTAGTGCGTTGGATGATGGTTATTATATTCTTACAGAACAAACAACAAGACAGCAAGATATTATAGGTTCAGATAATGACAGATTTCAAATAGAAGCTGGAGCAGCTGATACTGAAGGTTCCATTTCTAGAATAGTCATTACCGATCCTGGGGGTGGATATAGCAAATTACCCGTTGTAACAATTACAAGCACTGCTGGAACAGGAGGCCTTGTTACATCAACATCTACTGATATAGGACAGATAACATCCATAAGAATAAAGGATGGTGGTTTTGGATATGACTCTGATCCAGCTGGAACATTTGATACTCATTTTATAGTAAAGGATGTTACAGGTTCCTTTCTACCGACAAGTTCATTTACAACTACTGGTCATGTAGGTACTGTAAAGGCATATGAAGATAATATTAAACTATTAACAGCAACAATAGAGAATAGGGAAAGAATAGAATTTGAAACAGTTGGTTTAGATGTAACACAAGGTATTGAATTAGAATCTCCTAGTGTCACAGGAAAATTTATACAATTAAATAATACTTTAACTGATCAGGGTGCTTTGAGTGTGTTTCCACGAATATTTGAGGCCACAGATATTATACTAGAAGATGGCACTGGAAAATTAATTTCTGATGCATTAGAAACATATATTAATCAAATAGATCTTGAACAGACATTAGGCACAACTGTAAATCAATTCGTTCAACTTGAAAATGAGGTAACGACAAGTCGTTTATTATTAGATCGAACTGATAGTGGTGGTACAGATGCTGGGGATGAGATTTTATTCGAAGATGAAAACCCCTATCCTGATGTTCAGATAATTAGAGATAAATTTCAATTAAACGGAACAGGCAGACAGAGATTTACTGTTGGGGGATGGATTACAGATGATGGAACAAATGATCCACGAACCGATACTACTTTCGAAGATGGTGGATTTAGATCAGTAGATGCCGAATCAAATATCCTCTTGGAAGATGAAGTAGCAGATGCTACATTCAATACAAGAGAATTTTTGTTGATGGAAAATCGTTTTAGTAATAGTAATGCTGCTGGAGATTATGAATTTATAGAACAGGTTACAATTAAACATGATAATACTGATGCCGTTAGGATTATTGGTGAAGCATATGAACCCCTTATATTGGAAACGAGTTTATTAGATGCTCCTACAATTGGAGATAGTTCTCAATTAGTTATAACTCAACATTTTAATAGTGGTATAGATTCTGTTCTTCGACTTTTATTAAATGATGGTGATTTTGTAATAGATGAAGAATTTGGATTTAATATCAAACAAGAGAGTGGGAAAGATTTTGGTTCTTTCCCAAATGATCTTGGTGATGCTCTTCTTACAGAAGGAGAATTTTTGGAAGTTGGTTATACATTATTGGATGGGACAGATTCTAGTAGCACTAATGCAGGATCATATTTAATAAGTGAAAGTGATCCTGATTTTAGAACCAATGTTATATCAGATGCTGGGGGCGCCAGTGCAACTATTGTAAATCAATATAACGCAAAAGTAACAATGAATTCTGATATTACTTCAGAAAAAGAGGGGTTTTATAAAAACACTGATCACCATATTAGTGATGGGGTTATTAGATTACAAGACTCTTTCTTTTATCAAGATTTTTCATATGAAATTAAAATAGGACAGTCTGTTGGCACTTATATTACAGAATTAAAAAAGGCAACCCATCCAGCAGGATTTGCAGTATTTGGTAAGGTTACTTTAGCATCTTCTATTGCGGCCAATATTCAAATACCTACTGCTGGTGGTGTTACGGATTATACTGGTGATACGGAACGATTCTCTCCAGAACTTGCTTCCTTCTTGGAAAATATTTTCCAGGTACAAATAAAACGAAGATTAGGTATTCCAAATCCAACTTTACAAGAGAGAACTGGTTTATTCCAGAGAATGTTATTGGAAGCTCCCTATGTCATCAGGTTTGAAGACGATAGTGGATATGAAATAATAGACAATGCTTCTGAGGTAATACAGCAAGAAGGTAATTCTGATTATGTTGTTTTGGATGGAACTGATGGTTCTTCCACAAATGCTGGAGATCATATTAATAGTGAAACTGATAATGCTGGAAGTTTTATATTAGGAGATGAAACATTAGTAGATGAAAATATTATAACAGATAATACCTCAGAAAGAATTTCATCTGAAGAAGCACCTATTCCGCCAACTGGTAATAGAGATGTGTCTCTTTTACAAAAAATAACATTGACTATGAAACTTCCAGATGTTGTCTGGCCAGTGAAAGCAGGGTCTAGATCAGGATTACCTCTCTTTGCTGAAACTCAGGTTATTGCTAATGGATTTGAACTTGAAGATGGAACTAAATTTAATACCCCAACCATAAATCGTTTTGTTATAATAGCAGATGGTATTGTACAATCGTCTGGAGCTATAGGTGATATTGGTTCAGCATTAGATTTGGAAGATGCAACTGATGCGGATTTTGGTAGTGGGTTAACCTTTGATGATTTACAGTTTAGGTCTAATGATTTATTTGCACTAGAACAGGCATCGACTTTTAATGATATAATTTCTTTAGAAAGTGGCACAGATACTCAAGTAGATGTCAACACACCAAATTTATTGTTGTTAGATAGAACAGATGGTGCTGGTTCAAATGCTAACTCTAGGGTTTTGCATCAAGATGATACTAATTCTTATGGAGATAATTTTATATTAGATGGAACAGATAGTTCGTCTACAGATGCAGGAAGTAACTTTGTCACAGAAGATGTTCTTAGTGGTGAAATAACAATTGAAGAAATAGTTCGTACACCTCTCCTTGTTCAAGAAGGCAGAGGATTGGGAGATGATATTGATACAGAATATTTTCAAATGGAAAATTCCGATTCCAATATGGAAGAGGGTGATCTTGTTTTCGAACAGCATTTTGATGGTATATTTTTGGATGGAACTGACAGCAGTAGTAGTAATACGGAAAATTATTTATTATTAGAAACTGGGGATATTATTGTACAGGAAAATTCCATTGCTGGCAATAACATGCTGATAGAAACAGAAACATCTCCACAACGTGGTGGTAAAATGTTGTTGGATAGTCAATTATTACAAGCAGAAAGTGGATCAACGATACCAGAAATTAATTTTACATCTGAGACTAATTTTCCCCATTTCACCAGACCAGCAATGATAAGAACAAGAGCTCACGGCCATATTGCATTGCAAGACGATAGAGAAGTAGTATTTTTGGTATTAAATGGAACTGATGGAGGCAGTACAAATGCTGGTGATAATATAATATTTGATAGGACTCTTTCTACAGGACAAGATGCTGGAGATGATATACTTGCAGAAGATGGTACTAAAAGAATTTTAGATCAGCATAATCCAGGTCTTGTAGTGTTTGATCAAGTAGATGCTGGAGGAACTTTTGCAGGAGGTAAGATTGATTTAGAAGCTGCGACATTCTTATCCTTGGTAGGAACAGGTCCAGTACAGACAGCTGCTGGTCTAATACCACAATTTGATAGCACAGCGTCAACGTGGGATGGAACAGGTCAAACATTTGATGAAACGACATAAGATACTGATTTTAAACTTATAAATAAAAGAACAACAAGGAGTAATCATGGCACTACAAACTGTTAATATTGGTTCCGAAGCCGATGATGGCACTGGTGATAATCTACGAGATGGTGGAGACAAAATTAATGATAATTTTCTAGAAATTTATACTAAATTTGGTGATGCAACTGATCTTTGTAGTGGTATTAGTTGCTCCGCCACAGTAGCAACTCTCACTGCTCCAACAATTACAGGTGTGGTAGGCGGAACACAAACTTCAGCAACAATATCAACTCTTGCTACAACCACAGTAAACGGAACTACTGGTAATTTTGGCACAGCCGCATTAGCAGCTGGATCACTTACAGATAGTTCTGGTGCTATTAGTTTTGGTGATGAAAATCTAACTAGTTCTGGAACTCTTTCTATTGGTGCCATAACCACAGATGCAGTTATGAATATTAATACTGCTGTAACAAGTGGTACTGTGAATATGTTTTTGGTAGAAGGTACAGCAGATGATTTTGAAACTACATTTGATGTAACAGACCCAACGGCGGATCGTACTATCACTTTTGAGGATGCAACAGGAACAGTTGTAAGTACAGGGAGTTCCCGACTAGTTACAGGGGCAATGATTGCCTTGGATACTGTTGCCGAAGTAAATATGGCAGACGATGCTATAGGTTCAGATCAATTAAAAACTTTATCAACACTCTTAATTAAAAACTCAGGTGGATCAACATTAAAAACCATTCACGGTGCTGGTGCATAAATAAGGTAGGAAAAAGAAATGTCAGCAATTATCACAGAAAAATTTAGGGTTCACAATGCGAATCAGTTTTACGAATCGTTTAGTGAAACAGCAAAAAATACTTATTATCTTTTTATAGGTAAATCTAATTCATACACTACAGGAACGACAGGTGGAACTGATGCATCACCCCCAACTCCTGCTGATGATGTTGGTTCTGAGTTTTATTATTGGGATGATATGTTGGCTGCTAAATTAATTGCTACTGGTGATGTTTCTTACGCAATTGCTCGAAGAGATTTTGCCAACGGCACCAT